TGGCCACACAAAACCTGAAGATGCTTATGCTGACGAACCCCGGGGAGAGAATGATGAACCCGGATTTTGGGGTCGGCCTAAAAAGTTATTTGTTCGAACAAAACACCCCTGACCTCCATGCGGCGATTAACGACCGGATCATGTCCCAAGTTAGTCGATATCTAAATTATTTACACATAGACAGGGTAGATTTTTCAGTACCTGAAAATAGCCCAGATGTGTATCCTCACACCCTTTCTCTTACAATACATTTCACAATTGTACCGCTACAGACTTCTCAAACGCTTCAAATTGAGGTTGGCGACTAATTATTAACGGACCTGCGCAATGCCAAAAAAACAACAAGCTATAGACTATACAAGCCGAGACTTTGATTCAATTCGAAAAGACCTGGAAGAATACGCCAAAAGGTACTATCCAGATACAATCAAAGATTTCAGTGAAGCATCTTTCGGCGCCCTTATGTTGGACACGGTTGCCTACATTGGCGACATCTTATCTTTCTATGTAGATTATCAGGCTAACGAGAGCTTTATGGATTCTGCTATTCAATATAGCAATGTGGTTCGTCATGCTCGACAATTTGGGTTTCGTCTCCCAGCCAGCCCCTCTTCTTATGGCACGCTGACATTTTATATTAAGGTTCCATCTACAAGCGTCGGCGCGGGCCCAGATCTGGACTATGCCCCAGTTCTTAAAGCCGGCTCCGTCTTTGGATCTTCTGGTGGTGGCTCGTATACGCTATTGGAAGATGTTGATTTTTCAGTGGCGACCAATCAGGTTGTGGCAGGCGAAGTAAGCACAAACACCGGTGATGCCACTTCATACATCATCAGGGCCCTCGGCCGCGCCGTGTCCGGTCATGCTGCTATAGAAGAAGTTAATGTTGGAGATTTCGAACGGTTTTTAAAGATTCCACTTCGAGTGGCTAATGTTGCAGAAATTTTGAGCGTGGTCGATGCCGAAGGGCACGAATATGTTGAGGTTGATAATCTATCCCAAAATGTGATTTATAAAGCAATCCGCAACACAGACACAAACCGCTCCACTGTTGCCAGTATTCTGAAGGCCGTACCGGTCGCGCGCCGATTTGTTCTAGAGCAAACTAGTACAGAGTCTTTCTTACAGTTTGGATACGGATCAGACTCAGAACTTATGAGTAATTCGGTCTTGGACCCCACTCATCTGATGCTCGACCTTAATGGTAGAGACTACATTACAGATTTAGATTTTGATCCCACTCAATTGATTAGCACTGATAAGTTCGGCGTTGCACCCAGCAATACTAAGCTTACTATTTCTTATCGTCTCAATAGTAATAGGGACGTTAATGCAGCAGTTAACACTGTCATCAGTGTTCAGAATCCTACTTTTCGTTTTATCAACCCGAACGCTTTGTTGAATACGACACGAAACAGCGTCATCAATAGTTTAGAGGTAACTAACGAGGAGCCGTTTGTGGGGAGCATTGCCCTCCCAACATCAACAGAGATCAAAGAGCGCTCCCGAAGTTTCTTCGCAACGCAAAATCGGGCGGTTACGGCACAAGATTATCAGGCAATTGTTTACGGCATGCCCGGGAAGTTCGGCGCGGTACACCGAGCACGTATTATTAAAGATTTTGATGAGTTTAAGCGTAATTTAAATTTGTATGTGATCTCTACTAATACAAGCGGAAAATTGATTGCGAGCAACACAACCCTAAAAACAAATGTTAAAAATTGGCTAATGCAGTATAAAATGATTAATGACACCATCGACATTTTAGACGCTGAGATAGTAAATTTTGGAATAAAGTATCAAGTGACTCTGCAAGCAAATGCTAATCGCTTTTCCGTAATCAGTAGGGCCAATCAGCGCCTAGCCAAGTTTTATGCGTCGAATGCTTATGACATTGGCGAGGGGATATTAATTTCGGACGTGTATAGGGAGTTGTTAAAGGTGAAGGGCATTTTGGATGTATATGACGTACAGATTGTCCCCAAGCAGGGCGGAAATTATTCGGAGAGCAATTATGATTTTGATAGTAACCTCTCGGCTGATGGAAGCATGATCAAGGCAGCACAGACAACAATTTTTGAATTAAAGTTTCCCAACGTTGACATTCAAGGAACGATCAGGTAATGGCAATTGCAAGATATAGCGCTAGCGCAGATACAACTATTACAAATGCTTTTGAGGCCGACCTTTCCACGCGTGGCACCGGCTCCAACATGGGCTATGCCGACTCCCTGGAGATTTTTTCTATTTATGGCCAGACCTCAGGATCCAGCCTAGGCCAGTCTCAAGAACTATCCCGTGCGTTAATTAAGTTTCCGATATCTCAGATTAGTGCAGATCGCACGGCTGGTACGCTACCCGCTAGCGGCAGCGTTGCATTTTATTTACGCATGCACAACGCACAGCACCCTTTTACGCTTCCTCAAGATTTTAATCTAGTGGTCACCCCTGTCTCGATGTCCTGGAACGAAGGCACCGGCCTCGACATGGATGAGTATCAAGATTTAGGAACTGCCAATTGGATTTCTGCTAGTAGTGGGGTTCCCTGGGATTCTATTGGCGGGGATTATCTTTCTGCGGCAAATGGAGCTGTCGATTATAATGTATACTTTGGGCAGGGCTGGGAAGACATCGATCTCGACGTTACTCATACCGTGGAGCAGTGGATTGCAGGAACACACTCTAATCATGGTTTTGGAGTTCATCTAACAGCAAGTCAAGAAGCCTACTTTTCTAGTTCTACTGGCGCCGATACTTCTGTCTTAATCGACAATACCGGTGGGGCTAAAGATTCTTATTATACTAAGAAATTTTTCGCTCGATCCAGTCAATTTTTCTTTAAGCGGCCACACATTGAAGCCCGCTGGGACTCGCGAGTTCAAGATGACAGGGAGAACTTCTATTATTCTAGTTCTTTGGCGCCGGCCGACGATAACCTTAATACTCTCTATTTGTATAACTACATTAGAGGACGATTGGTAGATATCCCAGCTGTCGGTACCAACAACATTCTGGTGTCCATTTATTCTGGCTCGACGGCACCCACAGGATCGAAATTAACCCTGTATGATGGCAACACCAACATCACCGGTGGCCATGTAAGCACCGGGATTTATTCGGCATCCGTCGCGCTCACTGCTGCAGCCACTCCTCTTTTAGTAGTGTTTGACATGTGGCACAGTTCTAGCGTACAATATTTCACCGGATCGATCTACCCCGAGAAGATGCCAACTTATTCTGCTGCGCCGACGTTTACTAAGGTCACGACATGTTCGAACCTTAAAAAATCATATTTACCATCAGAAAAGGCCCGGTTTAGGTTTTTTATTCGAGATCGCAACTGGAATCCAACAATCTATGTTAAGGCGACTGCCAATAATCCCACAGACATTATAACCAGCGCATCTTATTCTATTACGCGTGTCACGGATAATTATCCGGCGATTCCATTTGGTACAGGGTCCCATTTGAGTACATATACGTCGTACGATAAGGATGGAAACTATTTTGATCTTGACATGTCGCTTCTAGAATCGGGATACATGTATCAAATTAGTTTAGCCTATTATAACGATAGCATAGCGGACTGGCAAGTACAGCCTCAAACATGGAAATTTAGAGTTGATTGATAATTAGGACATGAGTTTAAAGGATTATTATAATAAAGCAAAATCTATTCAAGCTCTGGCCAACAAATCAGCCGAAGAAATTGGGGCTGAAGTAGAATCTGTTGGCTACCATCAAGAAGACATAATTCGCGAAGAGCGTTTTATCCCTTCTGTAGATTTTTCGCTTCCAAGAAACTTCGCCCGCTATGGGTCTGCTGTTGATTATTATAAGCAGTCTCTAAAGCGAATTTATGATTATTTTCCCTATGATGGTTCCCTTCGCGAGCGCGTTAAATGGGAAAATGAGTCAACCTATTTAGATCTTTATCTATACAACAATGAGTATCCTCGAACAAATGGTTATGCATTATTTTCCCCAAGTGGCTGGGGCGCGTTAGCCGACGGCACAACTATCGTCGATGGATACGGCCTCCCGTCGAGCTTAGAATACATTTATTTAGAAGGCGGCCCTCACATTAATGCGGGCGGAATGACGCCCATCGATGTTCAGTTTACTGGGTCCAATTATTATGAACCTTCAAAGAATCGGGAGAGCAATCTTAAATATGATGTGCAAAATAAGGGTGTTTCTTTGGAGTTTTGGCTCAAGAAGGATGCGTTCGACATCAACAAGACCAGGAAAGAGGTTGTTTTCGACCTGTGGAACGGTATTACTTCTTCTGCGGATAACTATGGGCGCCTTCGGCTAGAGCTCACCGCCACTGTGGATGGCGCAAATCCTTTTATTTTGACAGCCATGTCTGGCACCAAAGGTGTTTTCGAAAGCCCCATCGCTTCGAGTGGCTTTACCACCTCATCTCTTGCCGATAGTAAGTGGCATCATTATGCGTTGACTCTTATGTCATCCTCGACCGGCTTTAAGAGCGTTTTCTATGTGGACGGGAGTCCCGAAAACCAGGCGACCTTGGGCACTTCTAGTATTAATGAAGTAACCGGCGCCCTGCGCGCGACAGTCGGAGCGCTGATTACATCTCCGAGCGCTTCCGGTGCACCGGCCTATGCAGGAAAACTCTCCGCATCTTTGGATGAATTTCGCTATTGGAAAACTGAGCGCAGCGCCAAGAACATTGGTAGACATTGGTTTACTCAAGTCGGTGGTGGGTCCAATGTCGATCCAAAACCGTTTGTGGAAACTACGGAGGATGTTAATACCACCCTCGGAGTTTATTATAAGTTTAATGAAGGAATCACCGGGGTTGCAGCAACTGATTCTATCGTGTTGGACTATTCCGGCCGCGTTACTAACGGAGCTTGGACCGGTTATGTCGACGGCGCCCGTTCTACAGACTCTGCTATTGTTGAGTCGGCCGCAGCAGTACGCGAATATAAAGATCCCATTATTTACTCTTTTCATCCGGAAGTCATAGCTCTTGGTGACAAACTGGAGCTTACCGGCTCAGAGCACGATGTTGACAATAATGCTTCGATGTATAATTCGATCCCTTCATGGATTACCGAGGCTGACGCGGAAGGTCAAAAACAACTTAAGTATTTGACCCAAATAATGTCGAGCTATTTCGACACCCTGCAGCTTCAGATAGAATCGGTATCAACTCTAAAAAATGTTACCTATCCTTCAAGCAGCGCCAAGCCCCTTCCTTTTGCCGAGCGCCTTTTGAATTCGTCCGGCCTCATCGCTCCCGATTTATTTATAGATGCCGACATCCTAGAAAAACTAGCAGACCGAAGCGAAGATAAAGTTTATGAAAAATCCCTCCAGGATGTTAAAAACACCATTTATCAAAACATTTATAATAACTTAGTTTACATTTATAAATCAAAGGGTACCGAGAAATCTTTCCGTAATTTGATTCGATGTTTTGGTATTGATGACGACCTGATAAAGCTCAACATGTACGGCGCCGGCATCGAGTATGAGATGGAGAACAACCGACGCATTGTGTCGGTAACTGATAGGTACGTCGACTTTAATAAAGAAGATAACTATACAGCGACCGTTTTTCAATATCAAGACTCCAACAGCTCGACAAATACCACTGGGTTTATACCCGCGGATACGCGACTTACAGGCGGATATGCCCAGACGCTAGAGACACAGATCCTTTTCCCGAAAAAGCCTGACCCAGCTGCTTCGTTTTATTTTGATACAAATGCGATAAGCTCTTCTTTGTTTGGGGTTTATGGCACTCAGGGATCTCAGACTGATACTACATGGGAAATTGATGATTTTGTTAACTATCAAGTTTTTACTGAAAGGGAAGACATTACCTCGGATAACTGCCGCTTTGTTCTTACGGGGAGCGGTGTTGGCGTTGTACCGTTGTTGCGATCACCACTATTTGAGGAGGTGTACGACAATACTCACTGGAATTTAGCTGTACGAATCAAGCCTGAAAGATATCCATACGCTGCTGCTGGTCCCGGATCCGGCGCCGGTGTCGCCGGCGCCGATAGTGGCAACTACATCATTGAACTACACGGCGTTCAGTACGACGCTGGCCTTTTGCGCAATAAGTTTACTGTTAGCGGAACAATTGCGGGTCCTGTTTCTCAATTTGTAACCGGCAGTAAACGATTCTTCGTGGGCGCTAATAGAACCAACTTTACGGGCTCCATCTTGAACACGTCTGATGTTAAGGTTAGTGCATGCCGTTATTGGTTGAATTATTTGGATGACGCCGTATTGGAGGCTCATGCTGCTGACACACAGAACTACGGATCGCTGCAGCCTCATTTCTATGCGTTCCCCTTTGATTATTCGGCGCCAAATGGCGAGGTGCTCCAGGCCGACACGCTAGTATTTAACTGGGAGTTTTCCAACAATACAGGGTCGAACGCTAGTGGACAATTTGTAGTTGCCGATGAATATTCAGGAAGTGCTGCTACTGCAGCCTCCCGTTTCGATTGGTTGGGAGACATTTTATGTCAGCAGAACACCGCCCTCGGATATGGCTTCCCGGCCTCTACAACTGGAAGTATTGATAAAGATTTTGTGGTTTCTTCAAAGTTGCAGCTTCCCGAAAATGTTCAGTCAAGTGACATGGTTACGGTTCTTGGCGCTCAAGAGCAAAACATTTTTACTCGTAATTCTCGGCCAATTAATTACTTTTTTGCTTTCGAAAAGAGTATGGCCCAAGCTCTTTCGGTTGAGATGATCAACTACTTTGCCACCCTCAAAGACATGCATACAATCATCGGCGCGCCAGTCAATCGCTATCGTCCTGAATATAAGGGCCTTCGAGTTTTGCGAGAGAGATTCTTCCAGCGCGTCAGCAACAATGAAGTGGATTTTGAAAAGTTCTATGAGTTTTATAAGTGGTTTGATTCATCGCTTACTGTAATGCTAGAACAGCTAGTTCCTGCCTCAGCTGATTTCTCCGACAATGTGCGCACCATTATCGAAAGCCACATGTTTGAGAGAAGCAAATATCAGCATAAATTTCAAAACGTTAAAAAGCAAGACCCACAGATCGAGGGTACTGCAGTTGGCGCTGAAGAGCAGGCCGAAATGCAGACATCGCCCGAAGGCGACCCACAAGGTACAGGATTTTATTCGGCAAATGCGGTCTCCAAAAGACAGATTGGCTCCTCGCAGCCCATCAATTTCAGTGCGTGGAAATTGATTCATGCGCCAGTTGATGGGGAGCAAGACGCGAAGTCAATTTGGTGGCGTTCCCGCGCTGAAAGAGGAAATGTCGTTTTATCTTCATCTACGGGGCCCGTCAATACCAACAAACAGGTTTATCTAAAGGCCATCGAGAAGGGAAACAAACGCGCAAGACAGTCTCCCTTTAGGTTTGGGGGAAGTGGTAATTATACGCTAGGAGGCGTTGGCTTTAATCAAAACAAGAGAGTCAATTATGTATTTACCGCGACTACTCCTTTTGGGTCGGTCCGCGCCGGAAAGGCGCTTAATCGCTTAGTTGGCCGCGGCAGCCAAGTTGAGAAATTGCTAAACACTACAGATGTGTTTCATCCGGCGTTTAAGCAAAGACTAGGATTCCAACTTGACCCCGACGACGCTCGCGGTGAAGTGCTTCAGAGGGCCAATGGTAACCTTCTGGTGCCCTTTAGTCTGTACTCTAGTTCGGTTGAGACGGGATATAATAGAGAAGTTGTTGAAAATTATGCGAGCGGTACGCTGCTTACCAATCTCCATCATGATTTGGTTTATAATGCTGACATCCCTGCTCAGGGCCCCTTTACTGAGAAGTTTGTCGGCGGCCGTGCCTATCGCCATGTACCCCTGAATCAGAGCGACACCTCAACCCCAGATACTGCTGATAGTCGGGCAGAGGGCTTCAAAATTCGTTTTGCTCATGTTGCTGGCGAAAACGGAGCGACTGAGATTAGCGTGGTCTCTCCCAATTATGATCCCAATAGTACGGTGTTTTACGACGCTGCTCTTCCCCGAGGAGATAAACTGCGAAATGTGGGTACCAAGCGCCCCGTCAACATACAGAACATTAAAATGACGACGGCTTCTGTCGGCACTACCTTGTCGGGAGTGCTGGCTCATGGGCCGATAGGAAATTATCAAAAAAATTATGAAGTGGTACAAACCGCAGCTCGACGCAAGAATGATCCTTATTTTAGGAAGCAGACGTTTGATTTCGCCCTGTATCCTGAAACCCTGGCTACTCGCGGCCGATTCCCCCTCACCGTTCAGACATCAGAAGACTCGTACGTTTATAAGTTTTATCGAGGTATCGCCGCTACTGAGGCGATTATTGACGGTGATAACGTGGGTTGGATCGGCCAGGACCTGGAGCAAGCGTGGACTGCTCTCTCGGGAAGTGGATCTACTTTTTCTATTCTGTTCAATGCTTCTGATAATACCTTACAGCAAGGCGGGACAGTGTGGTCTGCAACCGGCTACAGCGCCGGCGGCGCACCCTCCGAGTACCAGGGCCAGGAGCAAACGCTACTTGGTTGGGGCGGTACCGATAGCAATGACATGGTGCGCCACGTGTTTTTAAAGTCCGGCTCCAACCAAGATGGCCCAATGCTCGGACTCAGCGTCGCGCGCGGGAACACTCTGGAGGACATGTATTGGCTCTCGGGGCCCGGGTTGATAGGCACTGAGCCTGGATGGAAACATCTTGTCTTTACGTTGGACAATCAAGATAAAGAGTATGGCGATTATCTACGTCAACAAACCCAGCGCAGCAACAAGTACGCCGCCTTTAATGGTACTACGACCAATGTAGATCTAGGCGCCCCAGCTGTTTGGGAATCTTTGATTGGTGGATCAGGGGCGTCTGCGAAAGCCTTTTCGGTTTCTTTTTGGATGCGGCCTGCTGCTACGTTTGGCGATACCTACCCGCGGCTGTTCAGCTATTCCATCAACGGTCGCCAGCTTTACCTCAATGGCACTACCCTAGGGTCTTCCGTATTGCAGTTCCAGGGCGGCGCCATCACCAACCGCGCCGTGGGAACCACGACTTTCACTGCCGAGACCTGGTACCACGTGGTCGTGGCCTTTTCGGGGGGAGCCTCAGATCCAACGACCCTCTATGTAAATGCGGCGGATGATACTAGCGCAACAACGACGACTAGCAGCCCGACTACGATCACTGGATACAATTCTCACATCGGCGCGGCCAACGCCAATCAGCAAAATTTCACCGGCTCGATGTGTGATTATGCAGTTTATGACAAATGCCTTGTTCAGGCAGAGGTGGAAGAGATATATGGTGGAGGCAAGCGTGTTGAATTAACGAACACATCTCTGAAAAACAACATACTTCAATGGTTGCTCCTCGGCGCAGATCCTGATGATAGCAGTTCTATCATGAATGATAATTCCCGCGGCCCATGGTTTCTTAACACGGCGCTTACTGGGGCTGTTTATAATGGATACCCGGACAACAATGCTTCTTATCCGATGCCGACAATCATCGATGATGACCTAGGCCCGGGCCCGGGAGTTCCGACCGACTTCGTTACTTTGGGAGATTTTAATCCCATCTATATCTCATCCGGCTCTTTTGCGGTTAATATTGCTGGCACTGGATCTTATTATCGCCCGGGCCCAGGATCTGGGTCTGCTCCGACCGGTTCTTCCACGACTACCGTTAATAGCATTAATCTTTGTGGTGGTGTGTGCCTGTTAAATCAATGGTATAACCCGGGCGAATTCACCGCCGCCCAAGGCTGTCCCAATACAGCGATTATCAGCGTCGCGTATTGGACCGGATCGGTTAATACCACTGGATCTTCGGCGTGGGCTGATCAGCTTATTGCGAGTGGTAGTACTATTACGGAGGCGGGCTCTCCAGGTAATTGTCCAGTGGGTTCGGAGGCTCTCGCCGGCGCCAATGTTGGAATGGTCGACCTTACCGCATCTGTAGAGTATAAAGTTAATTTGGCGTCTTGGTACAATTTCAGTGATGAAGGCATGGCCTACATCACCGCCGGGAAGGGAATCTGCTGGTCAACCGAGCCAATTCCCGAAGCAGATGTACTTGTCACCGAGACCAGCGTCGGCAGTGAATTCTATTTCCAACCATTGTCGAGCAGCGACTTGGCCATATATGGCGGCGGAACTTACACTAAAACATACAGTGGGTATAATAGTAATTGTTCTGGAGTTTTGGATTATGCACTCCCCGATCGTAGTGGCATCAATTCAAATCAAACTGTTATTGTAAATCGTTTTGCCGGTAGTGGCTATGAAGTCATGTCCCGAGGCTACTTGGGCCCCGCACATGAAGAGATGTCGGTGTATAGTGCTCTTCCTTACCATAACCTCTCAGTCATAAACTATGGCTTGTCGGGATCGGCATCTGTAGATCCTCTTGCGGCAAAAACCATTACCGTGGTGGACCAAATTGGGAAGAATCGGGGTCTAAACCAACGCGCAACGTTGCACTCTGGCCGCTTTGGCACAGACGCCGCTTACGGCTCCGTGTCAGCCTTCACTTATGATGTTCTTCCGTCCTGGCACAAGACCAATCGCAATGCCTTGAGTCGCCTGGAAATCAAACAAGCCGGCGCTATTGGAACAGCGTCGACCTATGATAACTTGTTTGTCCAGCATCAAATACCGCGTTCAGAGTTACAGTATGCTTGGATGACGGCTTCCTTAGATAAGCAAACCACGTTTAATCCTATCGGATTGGATCGACCTTCCTGTATCAGTTCTTCTGTTCTAGACATGTTGATTACCAGCAGCGACATTCAGACTGGCGTGAACACATCCCAATACCGGTCTGGCGATGTCTTCCACAATTGGGCATTCTTCGGGCTCGATGCCGGCTCGTCATTCGCTATGGCCGAATATACCAGCTTTGGGGTATCCTTTGCAGGAATGAATACTACAGTTTACGAGCCCGTTAGTAGTTCTGAGCACATTCTTGGCTTCCCGGAGATGACCGTCGATAACTGGGATCCCAGTGCTACAGATCAGGAACTCTGGTCTCGCGTTAACTATATTAATCCGTTTACGCATCAATACAGCCTGAATCCCTCGTCCCAAGGGTTCGTCATTGGCGGCCTCGTCCACACCGTCGTCCCGACTTACCCAGGAAAGGCCGCAGTTCTTAACGCCATTATACTTAAACGCCAGGGCCCATACGGCTGGCCAACATGGAAACAGATCCGCGGCGGTGACCACCCAGTTGCCCGGACCCTAAGAAAAGAGAACAAGATTACACTTGTACACGGACCCCCAATGATTTCCAATGGCCCCGGACAGGGCGAGAGCCGTGCCCTTAAGTCAAATGGCTTCACCGATTACATCGAATCCCCAGTTTCTTATGCTCGGTCGAAGCCCATCACTTTTGCTTTCGAGGACAATACTGATAATCCGGATGCTCCAATTAACAATCTGTCTTTGAAGGTGAGTTACGGCAATGATCTACAGTACTTTGATAGTCACGGATTGAATAGTCGTTTAGGTCTTACGGCCCGCAAGTCTGCTGCTGAAGAGAACGCATTTACGTCTGTGGTCGATTTTAGCCGCAACTCAGATTTAAGTGTGGTGATTAGAACTGGTCAGAAGATTCTCCCCACCGCCTTAAACGAGGGCCTTGCGAAGGTTCGCAAGAGAGAAAACTATGACATCTCAGACATTTGGAATACTGTGAGAGAATTTCGAAGCCCTGCCACTGGTGCAATAAATTCGTGGGGCGTTCATACCGACCCTAGCGCCAGCGTGTGGCCCTTGGATGCCCCTCTTGTCATGGCAGGTCCGAACATGAGGTTCGCAAATTCTAGTGGTATCGGTTCAACCATGAACATGCCGGGCACCGGTTCCGGCGCCGGAGACTTAATAAATAATTATATGTGGTTCGCCCCTAGGGGAACGTCCGGCTTCGGCGATGGCAGCGGCGCTCGGGGATACTGCTCAGGGTCGACCACAGCGACGTATGTCATGCCCCTGCGTGTAGGCCAGAGAAGCTTTCAAACTGCCAGTTATTTTACTGCCAATCCTACAGATGCCGAGTATGTCATTATTACGGCGCCGCAGTGGGAAGCCCCGGCTCAAGCTGGCATTCAGCCTTATCAGCCTTATGTAGATTATTCTAACCTGATTGATAGACTTGGGCGACATATGACCATACTTCCAGAATTCAGAATTAGTGAGCATGTAGAATCTGTAGTAGAAAATTATGGTGGCGACTTTTTGCAAAAATTCGATAACATGTTTTCACTTAGCGGAGGAACTCCCCCGAATAGCTCAGATAGTGAATTCTTTAAGACCTACTCTACCACCGACTTTTTGCAGAATTTCCGGGTCGTCGATGATAATTTAGCCAACCAGAATACTGCTACGAGCACTATTCGTCGGCAGTCTATCGAACTTACATGCGATGCAATACTTCAGTTCTTGCCTTATAAAGGATTTTATCCCGTGGAAAGAACTATGGAGCTATCGACGCTGTTTTCCAAATCGATGGGAGGCATCGCTAAGGCCGACACCCAACAGGGCGATTATGACATTAATGCCTTTAAGCGCAATGTCTTTGCGCCTCTGATGGCTCCCGGAATTTTATTTAATACCATTAAAGCCGGCGTCGCAGTGGGTAACTTTGTTATCTGCCATTCTCAGTCAATCGCGGCTAGCGACATTGGGCCACCGGCCGGCTATGACGGTGCGGTACCTTACAACCTGTATCAGTCTCCAAGTATGATGTATCTAGAGAGTAACCACTCCGGGAACATCGATTACCTTGAGGAATATTGCTTAGGCACGAGCCCTGTTAGTTGTAAATGGGGATCACCCTCTGCGACCAAGCCGAACCCGGGCTTCTTTCCTTGTATAAACGTGGCCGGCTCCAGTTCAGCCGGAGAAAACATGTTTAATGGATATTTTATGCACATGATTCCGTTTGAAGCCATTCGGGATCCAGAAAGATATTTGAATTCCGATAACATTCCTAATGGTCGAATTTTTGATTCAGGTCTTTACAGCAGTAGTTTTGCTAGCCTCCATGCTGGCACAGATGTGAGTTATGGCTCAGACCAGGACGACCTCTCATCCGAGTGGGCCGGGTGTCAGAATGGCGTTGCTTATAAGGGCGAGCGATCGCCCCTTTTCAAGTATGCGGTGGATAACTTTTTGTGCGAGACTTATAATTTCTTTTTGGGCTCGCCCTCTGAATCGTCGTTGTTATCTGCCGATGAAGGTGCTTTTGCTCCGGTTACAAAAGATGATTATTATGCTATGAAAATCAGTTTATCCAACCGAACAGCCATCAGCGGCACCCATGGCTACACCGGCCAACAACTCAGCGACCTGGCTACGAACGACATTTTAAAGGGGTTCGGGATGTATAGTCGTGCGTCTGCTTTTGGTCCTCCTTGTATACTTTCGGGCACCAACTCCAGCAACTACGGCACTGGGTCCGGCCTCGGCGCCATTCGATATCCTAGTTTCGAACACGTACTGCCTTCCCATTTTTATGGATCTAGTCACGCTACCATAATTTTCAAAGCTCCCTGGACCGGCCGCGCTAGCTTAGACGACATTATTGGCAATTCAGTAGTAGAGTATAGCAAAGCCACGCAGTGGGGCGACCCCGAGCGGGACCCCTCGGTGAAGAATAAGCTGTACTCCCCAATAATTCATAACTATGATGTAGCGGATCGAGCAACGATCATTCAACAGATAACTTCAAGCCTAGAAGTGTTTGAAAAAGTGCTATCAGTTCCAGAAGGCACCAATGAAACCAAGAGCCGATGGCTGATTCGGCCTAAATTTGAGACCCCGATACAGAATTTTTACAACGTCGATACTCAGAGGTATACTCAAGCGACGGGAACTCTTCATCCATACGGATCCGCCGCCACCGCCGGCTTCCAGATTCGCGGCATGTGGCACCAGCACGGTAAGCCCTTAGAGGGCGGTGAAGGAAGCTTTGTGAGTCTCACTGACTTACCTCAAAAAGTAAGTTCTTCAACCTACGGTCTCATCCGGCCCAAGTCTTTGGTGGATGTCGTGGGATTTGAGAGGAAAGAGACACAGTTGGGAATTTGTCCGTTTAGCAAAAAACTTGAAGAAGCCGTTGTTGCGGTTCCTTTTGTAGTACAAAATGGAGAGAGGAGATTCTTTGACATTCAGAGGCAGTCACATGAATATGTAAGTCAGATTGCTTTACTCAATAAATATGTTTTCCCCCCTACTTTTGATTTCTTAACCAACCCGAGTGTAACCCCCTTCGCTTTCTATGCCTTTGAGTTTAGTATGGAAGTGTCACAAGTGGATCTCTATAACATGTGGCAGAACCTACCCCCAGAGGCAGCTTCCCAATTTAAAAAATCAACCGCCACTATTAAGATTAAGAGGCTGGTAAACGAGCTCCTTGAGGGGAATCTTGAAACGAGTGAGCTTCAGTGGATGGTTTTTAAAGTTAAACGAAAGGCAGAAAAAGACTATAACATTTATACGCGAACTAATCTTACACCGGAGACTCCGATAGTGCAACCGTCTCTTCGGACCAAATACTCCTATAACTGGCCTTATGATTACTTCTCTATGGTGGAGCTAGTTAGTGTGGATCAGACTGTGGTGTATGCCACTGAAGATATTATACCTGAGGATGATGCGGAAGACCCAGTTCCGCCAGACTTGCGGAGATTTATCCCCGCACCTGAAGACATGGATCTCACAATGACACCTGGCACAGCACTGTTAGAAGAAGCCAGCGAAGGAATTGTGATCGGAGCCATGACTGCTATGGCGTTGCCACAGCCCTCGCAGCGTCCACGGCCAAGGGGTGTTTTGAGGGTGCCTACAGTCCGACCTCGCGCCAACGTAACGCAGCGCCGACGACGTGCACAGTCGGTGCGCAATAGGCGCCCCAGGCCAGCCACCACCAGAGTCCCTCGCCGCACTCAACGCCCGCCTAGGCGCACATCTCGTGCAGAAAGGGCACAGCTTCGACAAAGAGCGCGGCAGCGTACCACACGGCGCCGTCAGCGTCGCCGCGTAGCAGAGACACTGAGGAGAATTTTTGATCCTCTGGGTCTGTTCACCCCCCGTCGCCGACGTCGAAGAAGGAGGAGGTAGAAGGTGGTAGAATTTTTCAATAAAAAAGAAGAGATTCTAGAAGTCCAACTGACCGAGTATGGCAAATATCTGTTGTCATTAGGAAAGCTAGACCCTGTTTACTATGCCTTCTTCGATGACGAGATTTTATATGATGTCCAAAGCGCAGGCCTCACAAGCGAAATTCAGAATGATGCGGACCGTCGCATACGCTATGAGACGCCCAATCTTAAGGTGGTACCCACCCGCACCGGCGCCGAAACTAGAGTAGCCCGCTTTATTGCCAATCTTGAAGGCGCCCTGGGCGCAGACAATTCAGACCCTGCCAACAATACCGAGGCTCTTCATCAGGAATCGTTTATTGAGACAGTTAATTTTTCTTCTTATCCACTTGGTACAGCTGACATGACGACTGACAAAATGGCCGCATGGTCTATCAGTGCCCTATCCAATAAGATAGATTCAGTAGAAGAATACATCATCACCAATCCATCGAGTAGTTATGCAACCATCAACAATGGAGTGATCACGAGAATCCCTCAGCTAAACATTGAGATTGACTATCAGACCTTTTATCGAAAGGGACTGTTAGGTGATGATGCAATAAGTGGCTATTTCACGGGCCCAGACATTGGCGCCGATTTGTATTTGGCGCTTAAAAAGGATTATTTAGTGTTGGACATTTTAGAGGGAAACACAAATTTCGATAAAGAAAATTATGATGTCGAAGTGTTCTTTCAGTCTCAAATGACAGGCTCGTCTGGCACTCCGGCAACTAGTCTTGAGGCCATGGCTTTTATAAAAGAGGACACCACTCAACTGGTGGCACCAAAGCCACTAGGAAATACAGAAACTAATGTTGGCGATGTAGAATATTATTTCAACTTATATTTAGATGATGAGATACCTGCAGACATTTTAGAGGAATTGAATCTCACACAACGAGACATCGTCGCAAATGCAAGCAGGTTTAGTTTTAATCGCGATCTGTACGTAACGACAGATGATGAGGAGCCGTGCTAAAATGAAATTGTGTCCCCTTGGATTCGATGAGCCAGCCCAAGATCCATTGCCGGCTGTATTCGTAGAAAAAGTAAAAATTTTACCTACTGATTTTACGAATGATGAACAACCCATAGAAATTACGTTATCCCTGCAGAAAGTGGGTCGCTCCAATTTGGCGTGGGAGTCTTTATATAAACATCCTTATAGAGTTTTCGCTGGAGTTTGTCATTCCGAAGACTCGATAATCAAGATGGAGAATAACGACCTGTTGGTTAAAGACCTGATTCGCAACCCAAATAAAGCTTTAGGCAAAAAGGGGCGCCTCAAGAAATTTTATTTGGCCCCACCACCACTTCCGCAAAAAGCCCAATCTATGCGGCGCTACCCTAGCGCTCAGCTTCGGCCTTCTATTCTGGTGAATGCCCCGGAGAAATTTCGGTCACCCATAGAGGGCCTAGGCGCGCTGAAAAAGTCTATCACTTTTACTTACCGTTGCCCCATTAAGAGTTCTTCCAGAATTTACGTTTATGCAGTTGCATATGGGGTGGATTTGCAGTCTGTTAGCACATCTGGCGTGGATAGAAAAATTAAAGCAATGAGAACCGGTCTTGCCGTTAGTGAAACTATAATGCTCCCGGGTCCCATGGGCGAAGGGTGGTCCTCAGCCGCGGCACGTATTTTTAGAGTGGATGCGCCGGGCTATCAAAAGCAGATTTGGACCGGACGAACTGCACTCCTGGGAGACAATAAGCTTGTCGGCATCCCGGCTCCCGGATCCGATTACCCCAGTCCGCTTCCTTTAGTAGTTGAGACTGTTTCCAATCAAAAAATTATAGATTTAAGATTTTTAGATTCTCTTAATTCTTTACAGTTTACAAACTCCGAAAATAAAGGACAAGTTCTTTCGCCTCGTGAAAGGAAGGATTTAGAAAAAGCTGCAAAGGTGGTAAAACTTCCCTCTAAGGTATCAGATTGTAAGTTTTCCCGGACTCCCTCTAATGCTTTAAAGATTTTCTTTGAATTGGATTACGGGCGCCTTGTCCGAGAAAACTCTCAGTTAGGGCATCTTTTTCAAAATGAAGACGCCCTGGCATCTTGCTATAGAATAGAGAACATACGTATCTACAGAACGCGCATCAAAGCAAACGTTCAGCCGAACGCGCTAACGCCAGGTAAAATGAACATTTGTGGAAGCAGTGTACGCGAACCAGGCAATACCGAGAAGCTCGTAGCTAGCCTAGGCAACGGAGGCCTCCGACAGGTGGGAGTTCAAGGTTTGAGTTCCGATTCTGGAATTTTAATGGCTTTTGTCGCTACCGACGAAGATATAAAGAGCCACGGTACTGGAATGTACGAATATCGTGCGATTTTTGATATGACAGATTTGACTGCCACTGCGGTACAGAATAGTATTTCTGAGCTCCGACGTTTTTTGTCCTACTATAATAAGTTTTTAGCTGCCGCGGATCGCAACGGCCAGAAAGGCGTTGACATCAAGGCGATGCTAAAGCGAGATTCCATCAAATTAAAAGCACTCAACGAACAGTGGGCGCGCCTTATTAATTCGTTTCTTACGTCTGTAGAATTTATCTTCGGCGACATCGCATTTGAGAGATTTCCTTTATTAAGCTGGCACAAAAATCTTTTGGCCATGACAAATCCTATGAACGGAGACATCGGGGAGATGAGAAGAGTCGCAGAGATAATCGAAGGTTTTACTAGCAACCTCTCTCAAGCACTGCGACCACCCACAGCGCCCACGAGCGCAACCACCACTAACAATAAGTCCAAAGTCCAGGCTCAGAACAGTGCAAAAAGAAAAATTGTTTTAGAGCATGTTTTTAGAACAAATTGGGAGCAGCCCGGCTCTGCCAATGAAGGGAGTGATTATTTGGATGTAACCCAAGTCTTTGAAGATGATACTTTTACGTGGATGCCTCAAGAGGGATTTCTTACGCGTCTAGATGGAGAAGTAACAAAATATGCGGTGCCTAATACAAACGATCCCGGAATCAACAAATTTGGTTTTCTTAGTCCACGGAGACTTAATACCAAGGGAAGTGTAATTGAGACCTCTACTCGTAGTCTAGAGCAAGAATTAGGCAATGGCATCCTTAACACAGCTTTGTCCCCTAATACGTCGCGATTTTCGAATCCTTTCATCACCAGCAATGAAAATCCTGTCGTCGCCGTCGGAGAAATAGATGACTTGCTGTCTTACGGGGGCCTTTCAGTTCAACCCCTTGCGCAACCCCTCAGAGAGATTCTAAAGAGTCCAAAGCCGCTCACAGATAAAACTTTTGTCTCCACGGATTATTTACCGGCAGAAAGCCCCTTTGTCCACCCGGATGTGACCGCGGAGGCGCAAGTGAGTGGATCTGCCATGACTGATGCTCAAATAATGAAGTTGGCATCTCGTAAGACAGAAATAAAAGGCTCCGAAGTGGTCAAGCATCTAATTGGTGCTCAGGCCATCGGCTTCCGAGAGCCAGCTACGTTTGATGCTCCGGATGTGGCTGTGGGCTCCTTGGCCGCCGAAGCGGCTGTGCAGGCGCCAGGTAGTGTTAATTTAAATACTTCTTTTGGTAATGCGGTCAACTTCAATTCATTGGTACAAATCCAGTTTTTCAATGGTTATCATGTCACGGATGGAATAATAAATTTAAATGCCCCCCGTTGGGAAACTCTGCGTCGCCCTGAGTTTTTGCAGGCCATGGCGACGGTAGCAGATACCGGCACTCCGTTACTTTGTCGACTAGTACGGATTAATAAAACCTTAGATGAACCAAATCATTATGTGTTGCCACCTTATGACACCCTATTTACTTTAGGCTCATCAGCACAAATGAGCGACTCCACCTCGGCCCAACTTGGCGAAGGCGACTGGGAAGATTATGTTGACAATTTGTATGCAAAGCGGAAAAACTCTATGAAACTTCCAATCCTTAACTTAGAGAGCGCCGCTGCCTCGGTTGACGGTTCTTATTTAAGGGTGCGCCGCCCTTCCCGTCGACGCCGCGGCGAAGAAGATTCATCATCTACACCCACTGAGGGAGCATCTTACTAGTGCCACAAAATCCAGACTATAAAGATTCTTATTTGCTGGTTAATTCTAATTTAATTGGCCTCAGGAATCGTGTGAAAAAGAGAGGCTCTCGCGGCAATTATGCTCTGCGTAGATCATGGGGCATTGCCGACAATCTGCGTGGGATATTAGGAAGTTACTACGTTAATTATCCCACTCGACGCGGCAGCGGAGGCAACCAGCGTGCCCTAGATAATTTTGCTTCTGATAAGCTTCGCAATGCGTGGCACCGCAAACAAGTTAAAAACATTCCTTTAGCTTTAACGCCCTTCAGCACGATTGATGACAACTTGGGACCCAAGAGCGGCAAATATTTAATAAGGTTGGATAATACTGCTTGGAATGCACTGGCATGGCGAAGCACTACTCAAAATCTGCTCCGTAAGAGTATTGACACAGAAGGGGAGGACGAGGGAGATCCTTATTGGGGATACTTTATCAAACAGGGGTTTCCGCAAGGAAGCCTAGGTCGTCGCTCAGGTATTTTGCCCCCGCCGGCCATAAATACGAATAATTCCTATTTGGACCACACAATGCTTTATCTGGCTCCATCTTCGGATTCTAAAATTCGCCAGGCTAGCAACGCTAATTTGAAGATAGATTCGGTTTATAATTATTTTGTAGATACGACGCCCGAGTATGAGACAATTTCGCTGAAAGCCTCTGAGCCAATGCTGACCAATTTTTATTGTTTAGAATCGGAACTAAGAAATACGGGCTCGACTCTTAACTCTCCTGACTATTTTGGGCAGCTAACACTTGATGGGCGCCTCCAAGAGCTAAACATTGATGGGGATCCGGAGCCGGATCCATGGTTCCAGAAAGTTGAAGGCCCTGCCGGCGGCTTTACCGAGAGTGACACTGTGCAACTTTACACACTATACAGCAAGGGTTTGCAAATTATACAAAATACTACGGGGTTAGAGGAGCTTAAGAGCGTTTTTAATCGCAAGTATAAAAATATAGTTATTTTAAATTCGGACTTGGAGGCCATGAGTAACCTGGTCACAAGAGATGATCAGACTTCTGGTTTAAGAAATCTGCCATTTTATAATAAGATCACCATTGGAAGAGACGACGGTAGCGTTTCGGACCCTGATAAAATTTTGGATGGCAATTCTTTTTTCGGGCGCCTTATTAGTGATCTCAATAGTGAACTTGGCGAAGGCGCCGGGAGCAGCCTAATCGATGTTTTGCAGCTCTATGTTGTACAAAACCTAGAAAACCCGACCCTGAATGTTTCAGGAATTCCGTTTACCAGGCGAACTCTTACTCGCCGGAGCGCCACAAATCCTCAGGTTAACCTAACCAATGTGGACTCTTCAGTTATAACATTTAATTTTAACATGGATGCATTTCTGGCAGACTATAATAGCACTAGGATGGCGAATCTTCTAGATAGAATTAATGAGAATGAGACCACTGATGACAATTTTATTTTGATTCGAGACTATAATCAAACACCTCAACCGGCAACCATCGAAACTGTACAAACCTTTAAAATGCTGAACGATGATGATAGGATCAACTACCCGATTCGATCTGCAGACGAGATCATTCTAGAAAATAAAAGGTGTTATAATCAAACCCTTTTGTACAAGATTGATAAGAGAGTGATTGATTCTGCTGGAAATGTGGGCTCAACACCCGTACAAACATTCTATATTGGAAAATCTTTCAAGGGAAGGGACATTCGTTACATAGACTCGCAAGTTAAGTACGGTACGCGTTATCGGTACGAGATTAGTGAAATAAGAATAGTATTTGGCTCTCGATACAGTTATAAAGATTTGAAAGTATTTTTCTCAACTGCAGCTGGCCTCGGCCGTGCAGTGGGGAATGCTTTGGGATTTTACAGGCCGATAAGAAGTGACATTCAACTGGATGATTATGTAAACAATCAAGTGATGGAGTACGCGGCAAAGGATAAGGATTTACCTTTTTCTGCAGTGGGGATAGAGGGCACCACGGAAACTGAATCTGCTCAGGTGGGGTATTACATTTTTAAACCGTCCAATCCGCGAGGCATTCCGATGGCGGATTTCTTGGACCTCCGCCGTGTGGGGACCGATTTCGTCAGTGCAAGGGATACTGGCGCTGATGCGGAGTTATTAAATAAAATGGAAGTTATGATCAAAGAAGGGTTTGGGCTTACAGGGAACGAGTCGGGTGGCGCCATGCCTGGCCACCTGACAGGATTCGAGCCCTCGAAGAACTTGAGGGCGCCGGCAATCGAAACACCTGTCGTTCCGATTGCTGGTACGACCCCTGGCGAGCTGGCACAGGCGCGCCTCCAGAGGCAACAGCTTACTTCCGGGCGCCAAAGCCTTATGAGGCGCCTGCTGAGGAAAAATAGAAACCAATGAAGTTTTACTGGTATTTAGACATCGAAGAAGATTCACGAGTCGAAGTCGCCTCGGAGTATGAGGTACCGATTAATGATGCTGCAGCCCGTGGCGCCTTTTCAGTTGGCCCCGTTGAGCTAGCCGATAATGAAAAGCTGTCAGTGCGGGCGCTGATTCAGAAGTTTCAAGATGCTTTTGACAATGCTTATGCCACAGGCGTCGCCCCGCGTCAATATGAAATAGAGGCCCGTATTCGTCCTTATGCACCGGGTGGAGTGGAAGATGCTGGGTTTGTTACTGCGGTTACAGATGGCCGTGAGCTAATTGTAGAATATAGGATTTTTAATAGTGAGAATGTAGGGTTTACTCTTCTCTTTCGCTCGGGCCCCCATGGATCTAGCGGCGGCCTACTCGCTGGTCCAAAAGCAGTTGTTGGCGGCCCACCGGTCGCCGAGGTGATGGTTGACAATCAACCAGACATTAGAGGCTTCGCGGCGCCCTATTGCCAGTTGGAGGCCACTATTACAGATAGTCCGCCGGTCCCGCCGGATGTTGTTTTCGTGCCCTTTGTTGGAGTTAATAATAAGGTGATGGTCTTGTTTAATTCAAATGCAGGAGAAAAGCTGGCAAAACCCATCGTACTCCGCGACACTGATGTCTCCTTCGTTATCGACGAGTATTTTTCACAGCATCAAATAAGTATCACACAAGAGGATCTTCTTGCGTTTGGAACCGCTTCAGAGCTTAAATTGCAATATCGTAATGATGATCCTATTCGTAAATATGAATTATTTCGGATTGACACAAAGCCCGAGGGCTATGATGCATTCAGAAATACTAACGTAACGCCTGATCCGATTCAAGCAGAGCTCGGCCCCGACAAGTATTCTACAGCTGTGGCGTTCGTTGATAGCATTGTTCCTAATAGAAAGTATTGGTATTGCGCGCGCTCTATTGACATCCATAACAACATCTCAAATCCTACTTACATTTTTGAGATTGAGATGGTAGACAACCGGGGACAAATGTTTTTGCGAAATAAGGTCTTTATGTTTGAGCCACACATGTTAAACTATAAAAAACAGGGTCGCCGATTTTTGGCGATTGTTCCCAGAATGAGTCAAACTTTTTATGATTCGAGCGAATCATCCCCGGGAACTATTGCTATAAATGAAGCCCCGCAACCTAACATTTTGGGGACCAAAGAAGTGATCCAGACCTCTTCGGTTTGGGGGAAGAAGTTTAAAGTTCGTGTAACGAGCAAGAAGACAGGTAGAAAAGTTGACTTAAATTTGACGTTTAAAAACGATGGAGTTGTTATTCCATAGGAATAATAATTATTTATTCACTATTTATATTCGAGAGGTTAAAAGAAAATGAGTTTCTTAGATAATTCAGGCGACATCATACTTGATGCAGTTTTGACAGATACAGGCCGAATGCGCCTGGCAAAAGGCGACGGCAGTTTTAAGATAGACAAATTTGCCTTAGGCGACGACGAGATAGATTATAGTCTTTATGACAAAAATAACGCTAGCGGATCCGCCTATTACGATTTGACAATCCTACAGACCCCCGTTTTAGAAGCATTTACCAACAACATGTCTAGCATGAAGTCGCGCCTCTTAAGCGTTAACGATAACGACCTCTTATATCTTCCGGTCATTAAGTTGTTCACCCAGGCAGGCTTAGGGTCTGCTCTTAATGCCAATGGGTTTTATGTGATTCCGGTCGACAAAAGCACGGTCGAAACTGGTTTTGGCACTGCCCTAGGAAGCGGTATTTTGAACGGTTACCGCCCCAGTGACGATAGCGCACGAGTTGAACTTCAACAAGGCCTTAACACTACAGAGTTGGCGAAAGAAGATCCTCTGAGCGATCAACTCGTAGAAAATCAGTACATTATTCAAATTGATAATCGGTTGGGCCAGGTTTTTCCATCTGCTACGAATTCATCTGCGGTACGCGCACAGAATGCCGCCTCTAATGTGCAGCTAGCTCCAGCCACTTATGCCTTTTTGGATGATGATGGAATCGCTAATTACTATTTTGTTGGGGGAGAAGAGGGTCGCGGCTATGTCAATAATCTTGGTGCCACCGATGCCTCTTCCATCGATGGCCCTCGGGGAACCAAGCTAGACTTCCGAATCGGGGCTAGCCTGGAGTTAAGAAACAGCAGCTATCTTTTTGAGCAGCTGGGATCTGTCGGCTCTGCGACGATCACTAACGATGCGACAAAGGGACAAAATCTCGTCCCTGGTACAAACCCTTATCGTTTTATCGACTCGGTGATCCGCGTCGCTGGAGTAAACACCGGATACAGCGTTGATATACCTGTTAGGTTTGTTAAGTTATCATAAGGAAATAAATAATGGCCACTTCATTTAAAACAATTGATCCAAAAGATGTAGTCTCTACTAGAAATCTGTTACACGAAGCAATCCCCATTACCGGCACTATCGTATCTGGAACCTACTCTGGCTCGACCGGAGAGACCAACATCAAGAACTATTCTCACGGTATGTTTCAGTCGGTTTACGATTACCCTTATTTGAGTTCTTCTGCCAATCACATTTTTGACGTAACGTGGGGATATTCAAATAGTTCTGCTCTTTCTTCTTCTACTAATGTTCAAAATGCTAAGAAAATCAACATTTATAACGAGATGGCTCAAGTTTTAGCTGGCTTTGATGAGAACGGCAATGTGCGCCAATTCGATGAAGACGGCGATTTAACCGGCGGCAGCAAGATTAATGAAGCAGTCTTTGTTAACTTTTCACGCCTTCTGGCTAAGGATGAAATCAAAAAAGGAAGCTTTACTATAGAGTTGGGCGTCGAGCAGGACATTGGCCCCTGCATGGGCCAGGTTATCTCCATAACCGATGCTAGTGGTTCATCAGGATTTAAGGTGAATTCTCCCGCAGGAGAATACGGCCTATTGTTTGCGACCAATAAGGTCGGCACTCCTATGCCTACGTCCGATTTCGTCGCTGGGCTGGTTTACTATCAGGCAGGAATAGCAGTCTTATCTGCCTCAGTATTTTCTTCCACTTCCGGCAGCGCTGGTGGTATGTTGACAAAAGGCTGCGAAATGGTTAAGAACAATGAGGTCGGATACCAGTATATTCAGGGGATGCTCACCGGATCATCCATTTCGGGTTCTTGTGATGCTTTCCGTCGCCGCCTTTACAATGTTCAATTTAATAATACCACTGAGCTGAACTCGACCATTTACTTCTGCCGAGCAAGCCATAATGATTTTAATTATTCGTCCAATCCTACGTACCTGAGCGCTAGCAAACTTGTGGTAAAGAACAAGTCGACCGACTCCCCGGTCAGCTATGCTACGGCGGTTGGTCTTTATTCGGCGGACAACGAACTTCTTGCTGTGGCCAAGTTGTCAGAGCCGTTACGTAAGGACCCCTCATCCGAGTTTACACTCCGGGTTCGTCTGGACTACTAGCTGCGGCATTCTTAAAAATAATACCAAACTATTTATAATAGTAGGGAATTTAGATGCCGGTTTATAAGTTTAAACAGAATGATGTCTTTCACAATACTTTAAAGACATATCCGCAAATTAAATATTTCATGTATAATGGGTCCGCCTATTATAATGATGTGCCTGACATGTCCGGATCTTTTACGGGTTCGGTTCGGTGCACCGACGCCGGAAGTATTAGTTTATTTGAATTGAATGTAGA